CTATTACTAACCAAAAGTTCTTTGGTTATGTAGCGTCAGGAGTAAGTGACGCAACGCCTCACTACATCCATACAGTCTCATTCGATGCGGAGTTATAATCATGGATAATATGAACATTACAACAGCACAATACATAGCTGACGAAGATGGCAACAACTCTATAATCCAAGCCACCATCGACGGACAAGAGATGTCTGTCCCGTTAGACGAAGCCAACCGTCACTACGCCGAGACCATGCGGCAGGTTGCTGCGGGTACACTGACAGTACTGGATGCTGATTAATGATCTTTGGTAGCTCCCCCTTTTCGATTAACGCCTTTGCTAGTACTGCAGAGACACGCTTTGACGTTCAGGGTGTAGCTGCCAATGCATCCACTAATTCCGTTGTAATTGTTTCTGCAGCTAACACGTCTATCATAGGTGTTACATCTACGGCTACAGTAGGTAATGTTGTAACGATAGCTAAGGCTGTAACGCTTAGTGAGTCTGTATCTGCTACAGCTTCTCTAGGTACAACTATTGTCACTGCTAACGCCAATGTACAACCTTCAGGGGTTGACTCTCAAGGCCTTATCGGTACAACTACAGTCTCAGCCCTAGCAAATACATCCGTGACAAGCCCTGCGCTTTCTGTTACACTTGGTAGTACAGAGATTAGTGCTGAAGCTGTAGCAGTAGTTGCAGGTGTAGAGGCTACTACGGATGCAGGTTCAGTAGAAACACGTACTACTAACGTATTTAAGATTAGCTCTGTACCACTAAACATATACACGCAACAACCTGTTGTGGTTGCTGAGCAGTTTGACTATGCATCCCTTAAAGATAGTTACAGCAGGAACAGGGTAGTCTACGTAGAGGCTACTCCACAGAGATTTACTGTCCTAGTCCCTGCAGATCATGCACAAAGAACCGTACACATTGAGGCTCCTAACACGGATAGAGTTGTCCGCATAGCAGCATAAGGAACATACTGATGTCATACAAATGGCCTGATAAAGATAAAGATGAAGTATTAGACTACAGTGTAGACTGGTCACGTTTCTTAGGGGATGATAACATCTCTGGTGTAACTTGGTTTATTAACGATGCTAGTGGTGTCAAGACTGAAGTAGATGCTGCAGATGTAGTGAATGGCCTACAGATGGTCCAGAAGACTAATACACTAAACGTGGCTACTGTTCGCTTATCCTTAGGGATTAACAATGTACGTTATACAATTACGTGTAAAGTCACTTCTGTAGAAGGCTTGCAGTATGAGCGGTCTATCTTTGTACGTGTTAAGGAGAAGTAAGAATGGCATATGATTTCATTGGTTTGGTTAATGACGTTAACCGCCGCCTTAACGAAGTAGAACTAACAACAGCAAACTTTGCTGGAGCACAGGGTTACTATAACCTGACGAAGGATGCAGTTAACGCATCTATGCGTCACATCCACCAAGAAGAGTTTGAGTGGCCTTGGAACCATGCAGAGGAAGAAGAGATCCTAACTCCTGGTGAAGTTCGATATAGTATGCCTTACAACAGTAAGACTGTGAATATGAACAGCTTTCGTATTAAACGTGACGCAGCTTTAGGTGTTGGTACGAGCAAGCTTAAAGTACTGAATTACGAAGAATACCTTGACAAGTATGTAGATGCTGAGTATAACTCTGGGGAAGATGTAAGAAGTGTACCTACGTTTGTTATTCGTACACCTAGTCGTGAAATTATCTTTGTCCCCTCACCTAAAGAGGCTTATGAAGTGGTTTATGAATATTACGCTACTGGTGTAGACATGGCGCTCTTCTCAGATGTCCCTGAAATACCTGAACAGTACCGACACACTATTGTAGATGGTGCTATGTATTATGCCTACGTATTCCGTGGTGACATGCAAGCAGCAGGCCTATCAGAGTCTAAGTTTAAGGCGGGTATTAAGAATATGCGTTCTGTTAACATTAACCGCACTGAGTACATCCGAGATACACGAGTACATTACTGATGGCTACTAATTGGCAGACATTCCCTATTGAGTTTAAAGGTGGTCTCATCTCTAATCTCAGCCCTCTTCAGCAGGGTGCAAATGCTGTTGGTTCTGCCACTATCTTGCAGAACTTCGAGCCTGCACGTTCTGGTGGTTACACCAAGCTTCAGGGTTATGTAAAAGCAGATGCTGCTGTAGTACCTGGTTCAGGACGTGTTCTAGGTGTTAAAGTGGTTAACCCTAGTGAGTATGTTACTGCTAGAAACAACGGATCTGTCACAGAGTATTACCTGTCTACAGGTAGTGGTTGGACTAGCCTAGGTACTACAACACTAGCAGGCGGTAAGATTCGTACTACAGAATATAACTTTGGTGCGGGTCACTTTGTGGTTTTCGTAGACGGTGCTAACTACCCTGTCTTGTATGATGATACAAACAATACCATCTCAAATGTTAACTCCAGTACAGACTTACAGGGCGCTGAACAGGTAGCAATCTTTAAGAACACAGTGTTTTTCTCTAAGGGTTCTAATCTATATTTCTCTGCTCCTTCTAGTGCTACAGACTTTAGTTCAGCTAACGGTGGCGGTGTTATCAATGTTAGTCATGGTATTACAGGGCTTATCTCTTTCCGTGATCAGCTTATTATCTTTAGCCGTAACAACATTCAGCGTCTCTCAGGTACAACATTAGCTGACTTCGATCTCAACCCTATTACTGAGAGTATTGGTTGTCTTGACCCCGACACAATCCAAGAGGTCGGCGGTGACGTTATGTATCTGTCGCCTGATGGTATTCGCCTTCTAGGTGCGACTGACCGTATTGGTGACTTTGCACTTGAGGTTGCTTCTGATCCTATTGCAGATGACGTATATAAGTTTGCTCAGAGTACTTCTAATTTCTGCTCTATCGTTGTGCGTGAGAAAGCTCAGTACCGCATCTTTGCTTACTCTGAGTCAGAGCAATCTAAGGTTGCACGTGGTTTGCTTGTAACTAAGTTTTCTAACCAAGGCTCTGCAAGCATGGCATGGGGTGAAACCTCAGGTATTAAGGCTTTCGTAGCTGACTCTAAGTATACATCCTCTGCAGAGACTATTGTGTTTGCTAACGAGGACGGTTATCTTTATCAAATGGAGCAAGGTGCTAGTTTTGATGGTTCTTCCATTGAGTCTATTTACGAATCGCCGTACATGCCTATCTCTGACCCACAGATACGTAAAACATTCTACAAGTTAACTTCTTATATTGACCCTAAGGGTTCGTTCTCTTTAGACTTATCAACTAAGTATGACTTTACACGTGCTAACAATCAAAACTTGATACAGCCTGCCTCTACAAGCATTGCTAGTTCTGGCCTAGCCGTAACCTTTTATGGTGCAGTTAGTTCTCGTTACAACACTGCAACATATGGTGGTGAGCTAGACAAGGTTTATCAGAACCAAATCATTGGATCAGGTAAGACTATTTCAATCCGTATTGAAGATAACTCAACTAACCCTTCATTCACACTAGACACTGTTCTGCTAGAGTTTACTCAGAATGACAGGCAATAATAAGGAATACCTCTCATGGTAGGTTACACTCGCCAAGATACGGCAAACAATATCGCTAACGGTAACGTAATTGATGCGGATGATCTCGACAGCGAGTTTAACGCCGTTGAGGATGCTTTTAACTCTACAAGTGGTCACTCTCACGATGGTGCTGCTGGTCAGGGTGCGGCTATCTCTAAGGTAGGTCCAGGCCAAGACCTTATTGTAGGTACAACCACAGTGTTACCTAAGTCTAACAACATTATGGATTTAGGCTCACAGGCTGCTCAGTTTAAAGATGCTTGGTTTGATGGCACTGTTTCTACAGATGCTTTAACTGTAGGTAACAACAGCTATACGAATATCTCTAACAACGTGTATGAGGTTACTTCAGGCGGTATAACCTTTGATGTAGCAGGTGATATTACACTAGATGCTGACGGTGGTGATGTTATCCTTAAAGACGGCGGTGCTACTTACGGTAGCCTTAAGGGTGTTTCTAACGAACTGTCTATCTTCTCAGGTACAACAGAGGTGTTGACACTTACGGGTGCAGACGCTGTAGCTCGTGGCGACTTAGATGTAACATCAAACGCTACTGTAGGCGGCACTATGTCTGTCACTGGTGATGTGACTATTCCTTCAGCTAACCTTACACTCAACTCAGGTAATGTTGTAATCGGTGGTACGCTGGGTGTTACAGGCCTAATCACAGGTACTATCTCTACTCTATCTAATCACACCACCAGCGGTCTATCTGAAGGTACTAACCTATATTACACCACAGCCCGTGCTACTACAGACGCTAAGGCTGCTATCTCTGTAACGGATGCAGGCGGTGACGGTAGTGTTACTTACTCAGCAGGGACAATCACCTATAC